ATGCTTTGACTGTGAAGTTTAATGTCCAAATAACTGTTCGAATTTTACTATTATAATCACCTTCATACTCGATATCATGTGACATACTTTTGTATATGATTGGTACTTCTTTAATTAATCCCATCTCCTCGACCAGATTTACGTTGATCGTATAATCTGGAGTAAAATAGGGCATGATCTTCTCAATAATCTGCGCCGAATCTTCGAAGTTACGAACGTAAAGATATAAAGAAAAATCAAAATCAAATGGTACTGGATTGTAGACAGATAGAGTTACGCCATCATCTGAGTGTTTGTTTCTATAGTTTGTGTTTAACTTTCTTGTCGAATCATAACTCATGTCCGTCATTTCATATGACAACATAGGCAACGTAATCTGAATTTTCTTATCAAGTAATGGATCACCTTCTAATCTAGAAACATATTTCTCTTTTGGTCCATAGATAATTGGAACTAAAAAGTTCTCAAGTTCGACACCAGTTTCTGTGTATCGAGTTAACTTAATTTGATTAAAGAAGTCACCAAATGCTACGATTATCTTTCTGATAGTTTTATGATATGAATACATTATAATCTACCAAAAGGATTGTTTTCTATCGTATCATCAACATAATTAGTTGCTTCAATTTGAATGACTTTGTTGTCGTACATTTCTCTTTCTTGCGGATCAGTTAGTTCATCGTATGCTGATGTTGTGATATGGAATGCATTTGATGTATTACCACGAATGTACATACCAGCACCAAATGTTCCAACGAGATCTGTGATCTTAATTACGCCTTCGGTTACATCCCAATATGTGCATAGACCAAATGCTGTGTTCGATGAATTGTGAACATATTCACCAATCAAGTAGTTTCCATTACCAGATTCAGTATTGACATTCATAGAGATTGTGTAAGAGTCCTGAACAACGATATCGTCAATACGTGGTACGCCAACATCGATTGTCTCTTGTGAATATTTGTATTTCTCTAATTCTAATTTATAGAAATATGGATACTTGTTACCGAGCACATAGAATGCATCAGTGTAGTTAACGTATTTGATCTCATACATCTCACCAGTCTGAGACATGAATGGAATGTAGATTAAATCACCTTCACGTGGACGTGCATATGTTTCTCTTGGCACCCATCGTGTAAACGATCTCTTAGAGATAATGACTGACATGTTGTTTCGAATTTCAAGACCGAACTTTGAGAAGAACTCACGTTCGCCTTCATATCCATCTACATTTGTGATGTACAATTCTAATGGATATGCAGATGTGAATTCTTTGAGTGGATCTTCACCATAGATTAGATCTCTTGCCTGATCGTTAGTATTAGGAATGTAATAACAATCCACGCCATAAATCTTGATGGACTCAACCATCAAATCTTCAATGAGTCTTTGTTCTGGATTTGATCCGTAATTATTAAAGTAGACGTTCGTTGGCATGTTAGTTCAAGTAGAAGTCAACAGGCAACGAATAAGAATCAAGCATTTCTTGTTCTAACTTTGCAATCTCTTCAGATGCTTCATCAAAGATCTTATCGCCATTCAACATTACACCACCAGGTAATTGAACACCTTGAAACTTCTTTAAATTTGCACCCCAATTACGTTTAATAAGTGCAGTTGCGTATTCTTTTAACCAACGATCATTCCATACAGAAACATAGTCTTCTGGTTTAACTAACGCATGACACTCTGCAATCACAACAGTTCCTGCGTTGACTGCTGTACCCCAACCCCAATCGCAGAATAACTTATGCATGTGGCGTTGAAATCGAATAGGAACTTCACCTGTAAACATTAATTCGAGCGAACGCAGATGTTGCATTGTTAATGTATAGTTGATATATGATGCAGATGTGAAGTCATATAGTTCATTTAATCTAAGTTGATATCTTAGATCAAACATATTGTTCTGTGCAATTGAATCAGAGATAGGGAATATTCTCGTAACACCAATGATATTAACAGATGCGTTTGTCGTATCTCTTGTCACATCCGGTGACATATTGATATACTTGTTTGTAATATCAGTAGTGTCTAATCTTTTGATGTAATATACTTTTTGAAGTGCATCAAAGTGATAGTCTTGCCAATACTGAAGTGCATCATCGATTCTATCTTCTACTTGATCATCATCAACGTTAATATCAATAACAGGAAACCCCAGTCTTCTTAGACAATAAGATTTGAATAGATCTCTTGTAGATACTAATGTTGCCATGTTGCATTTCCGAAAATAGTTATTATACTATTTATCTACCATTTATTCTCGGGACACTTCGATCTACCAAGTTGAGTTTTTAGAGGCATGAAACAACCACATAATGAACACGTTTTAAAAGTGTCGTTGAATTTATCGCAAGACTTACAAATCACATATCTCGTTTTGGCTTTACTAATGTCTGGTGGAATTTTATTAGTGTTTGTATTTTCTTTGAACCATCTTACAACTTTAGGATGTATAATACCTTCAAGTAAATTGTTTTCAATGTTTCTCTCATACTCATCTTCAACGTCTGATTGTTTTCTGTCTATCATTTTATGTAATCGGATATCTAATTATAACTACACCTTGAGTGCCAGCACCACTGGCACCAGCACCATTTCCATATGATCCACGTAGTGAATCACCACTGTTACCTGGTGTTGTACCTGAACCGTTAGTGACTGTAGTGCCAAGACTTGATCCACCACCTCCACCTCCTGCACCGACACCGTCCTGTGCAGGAGGTCTTCCATAGTCGCCGCCTCGATATCCTCCACCTCCTCCACCACCCGCCGATTGGTCTCCACTTGCAGTTGGTCCATTAGCGCCAGAATAAGAACCTTGATTTCCTGTCGCTCCGCCTGTAGCGCTGCCGGTTGCACCATTGTTTCCACCAACGCCGCCTCCACCCCCGGCGCCAGCACCTCCACCGCCTTCTGCACCACCTCCTCCACCACCACCTCCGGCAGCAACTAACACTGTACCACCTAATGCAAAAATACTACCGCCACCTCCACCACCACCTCCAGCGGAACATCCATTAGGTCCTGCATTTGATCCACTGCCCCCTGGTGCAAATTCGCCTGCTCCTGCACTACCACCGCCACTGTTGGCTACACAGCCAGTACCACCACCACCGCCTCCACCGGCGCTTACTGTATATGTTGTTACTGCAGCAGTAACAGAAGATGTTGCGTAAGCACCACCTCCGCCTGAGTTGCCCTGTTGACCACCTCCACCGCCACCGCCACCCCACATAATAACTTCTAACGGTAAACCAGCGCCCTGAGTGACAACAAATGATGTGTTAGTTGAACTAGTAAATGTATGTACGTTATAAGTCTTACTATTAATTGTAGCAGTAGTTAACGATCCACCCGATGCTGAAATGAAAGCCTGTGTTGTTATCTGATTACTAGATGTACTAGATGGACTATTACCCATAGCATTCGTTGCATATACTGTGAAAGTATAGTTTGTGCCAGGAGATAATCCAGAAATTGAAATAGTACCAGATCCTGCCTGTGATAGTGTGCCGGTTATATTGCCAGGCGAAGACACTGCTGTGTATGATGTAATTGGTGCACCACCATTATACGCAGGTTGAGTGAACGTAACTGTTGCTGTTGCTGTTCCTGTTTGGGTAGCTGTTCCAATAGTTGGTGCTAACGGTATTACACCAGGCCAAATGCTTCCAACTTTAGAACGATGTTGATCTGTAAGTGACCAAATTCCGGCAGCCGATAATAAAGTTGCTAAGACTTTTTTACCAAAAATACCGCCATTGCCTCTATTCATTTTTATTCACCATTGAATTGTGCCAGTACCTGATGTAAAACGATATACTCTATAACCACTTCTAGTAGGTTGATCGTAACTTAATCCGCCGGAGATTGATGTGATTGCTGCATAAGTATTTGGATATGCTATGATAACTACCCCAGAACCGCCATTTCCGCCGCTACCATTTTCTGTGGCTTGCCCTCCTCCGCCTCCACCAGTATTGGGTGTGCCGTCATTTCCTGGTGCACTTACTTTACCCGTTGCTCCGCCACCAGAACCTCCACCGCCACCACTATTTGATCCACCACCGCCACCACCACCGGCATAATATGTTGTCGTTCCTGTGATACTTGATTGTAAACCAACTCCACCACTGCCACCATTTGTATTACTACCAGCATTTCCTTGACCGCCAGCTCCGCCGCCGCCTCCACTAGATTGAGGAGCACCATTGCCGCCATCATAACCTTGGCGCGTTGCACTTATATAACTACTTCCTGGATATATGCCTTTGCCGCCGACTGTTATTTGAGATCCGTCATTATTTCTGCCAGCCTGACCTCCTCCTCCAGATCCTCCATTTCCACCATCTTGACCGCCAGTGGTGTTGCGATCCGCCGTTCCGCTTATTCCTCCAGCTGTTGTATTAATAGAAGAAAAAGTAGATCCTGATCCTCCTCCTCCGACTGTAATTGAATAAGCAGTAGATCCTACAACACCAATACTACCAGTAAGTAAACCGCCTGCGCCTCCTCCTCCAGTTTCAAATGCTGGCCAGGCTCCATTACCAGCTTTACCTCCACCAGCAACTACCAAATATTCAACCGAACTTGGTGTAGCCGATGGTGTGGTTATCTGATTACTAGATTGACTAGAAACGCTGTTTCCTGCCGAATTTGTGGCATATACAGTGAATGTATAACTTGTAATTGGTGATAATCCATTAACTGTGATAGTGCCTGATCCTGCTTGACTTAGTGTCCCTGTGATGTTACCAGGAGAAGATACTGCTGTGTAAGATGTAATCGTTGCACCACCATTATACGATGGCGCAGTGAATGTGACTGTCGCAGATCCTGATCCTGTAGCTGTTGCTGTACCAATAGTTGGTGCATTCGACACTGTGCCTGGCCAAATATTGGCTAATTTATTTTCTTGTTGCTCATATAATGAACTAACACCCGACGCTGAAGAAGTCGTTGGTTCTTTTAGAATACCAATGAATCCTCCATTACCACGATTCATTAACCGATTTCCTCGTATGAACAAACTGCTTCTAATTTAGACGCAGTACTACCAGTCAATCGAAGAACGTCACCCTCCTCTAGATAGAGTGGTTTGTTTATAACGTCTAGTGTTGATGCAGCAGGAATTACAATTACATAACCAAGTCTGTATGCAACACTTGATCTAAAAATATCCATCGTCAAAGTATAGTTAGTCGTACCATCAACGTTAGATACATACATTGCATTTACTTTAAGAACTTTACCACTTGCGGCAGCATTAGTCAGTAATGCCGTTGCCGTGTTAGGAACAACTAACAATGCTGATTTGCCAGTACATGTTGTTGCTCCGAATATATTTGGTGCTGCCAATTTAACCTCCCGCGAATACTAAAGATATGCCAGTTATTTTGGCTTGCGATAATCCACCACCAGTCCCACTTGACGTTGCTGATCCTAGACCAGAAATGTTAACCCACTGGACACCAAGAGATGATGCTATTCTTTTATATAGAATACCAGTTGAAGGATTGTACCATTCGTCGCCCACCGTAACACCGATGGGCTCCGTCGTAGAAACAAAATGTTGGAGACTGACTCTTGATGACATATTATGCTTGTGCTTCCGTCCAGGAGATTCTTGCAAGAATCGAGTTAGTCGTAACACCAGTCACGTTAGTCGCACAAATCGTAATAATATCAGGACCGTCTGGATAAAGATTAGTGAAAGTGGTTGGACATGTTAGAGTATTACCACCACCAAGAATACAAGTACCCAAGTCACGAACCTGGTTCAAGTCTTCTGTGTTAACACCAGATGTTGTGTAGAAACCGAATACGTTTTCACCACCAGTGATTGTTGTACCGGATCCATGAACAGCAAGTTGTGCAAGACTTGAACCACCGACAGAAGAGAATTGTCCAGAGGAAACACGACCATTTAGACGTAGGTTAATCAAGAACGTAATACCTGTACCAGT